TCATCCAGTGTTGCAACTCTAATCATCAATCATTACTCTGGAATTTGTATATCACTTGCTGAACGTGAAACGGTAGCGGGTCTTCCTGCTTGATAACCACCGACACATCGCCACGACTCCAGCCCAATAACTCCATCCTATGCAATCCAGTGAACACACTAGGCGCATCATCAAGAATAGACGTATCAAGCCTGCGAAACGCTACATAATCGCCGTTTATTTTACACCCATTCGTATTGAGAAACCGTATTGTTATCTCGCCAATTCGATTGGAATTGCCATGTATCGAACCATTGCCCGTGCCGAAATCCTGCATCAATGTCTCAATGGTTGTCGTATAAGGTAAGCCAATCACAACACTCGTTGCCTCACGGCCAATCGTAACACTGCCACCACTTACAACAACATCATCCAACACAACGCCATCGGCAAGAACTGATACGGTCTTGCCCTCAAGATGCCCAAGCCCTGACCACACGGCAGACGATGAACCCGTACCAATAACACAAGAGTCCAACAACACATCAGGATCCATGCGCTCAATCATCCTGACACCATCACGATTAACACACAGCCACAAAGTGTCCCCATCAGTAGACGGAACACTGCACACAGACTCGACCAATCCATCCGTTTCATGATGCGCCCAAGCAACAACATCATTCTCTCGCTCAATCGTCACAGATACCAAGTCACCATCAGCCCGAACCAGCCACAAAATAGACTCGGGCTCAGGGTTGTAAGCCATATCGACAATGCCGCCCTCTGTCAAATGCTCAGACATAATCGACAAGTCTGGAGCACCATAATCATCCGAGTCATACTTGTAAGTGAATGCCCTTAGCTTACGACCAGCACGCTGCACAAAGTACAACTCATTTCCAATCCTCTGCGGACGGACATAAGAACAGCCAAATACTGACTGATTCTTGATCTGTATATTTGTCGGCGCAATAGGCTTCTCAACACCCCCAGCAAACGAGTATTCCCCATTACTAGCCATTGCCACCAATGCTTTACCCTGCATCAGGTGAACAATGTCAGCCTGCTCACTACCTGCAATCGTTACAGACAACGCATCGTCATCCAATGAACCAGGCAGAAAATCAAGATAATTCCCGATGCGAGAGAACCATACAGTATTAGGGCTGAACGCTGTACCTGACACTACGAGTCTTTGTTCATAGCTAGTGACTGTTGCAGGATAACCGCTGTCAGCAGTCCACGCAGGACGCATAACAGCCCAAGCATTAGCCCCAGGGGATACCGCACTGGTCAGAGTCTTCTGGATAGTGCCGATATAAGATGATGCTGTTGCACCTGTTACAAGCACATAACCGCTATTGATTGATATAATCGACCCTACATCGTCAGCAGTGGCAACGTTAGCACCTGAGGCGAATGTGGTAGCGTATCTATAAATGATTGCGCCAGTGAATAGAGTTGCGCTCTCAGTACCCTTGGCAACTACTGTGCATTGTGTAGTGCCACCAACAACAACATCGTAATAGAAAATTTTCCCCGTAGTGTCTGTGACCTTGATAATGTCGCCAATGTTGCAATTAGTGATAAGGCCTGAGTATACAAACCGGATAGCATTAGACCCGTTATAGGTAGTGTCTTGTGCATACGACACGGCCCCTACCGTTGACGCACCGTCTGTCCCATACGACAAGGTGATAGCAGACCCAGCGGCCAATGATGCAGCGGCAATGGTTAAAGGCACTTGAGGCTGGCCATCCATCCACCAATCCAGATGATTGATTGTCAATGACTCGAATGGCTTTATTATTTCTATCGTGTGCTTTATAGATGAGGTTGGCAGCCCATGAGCATTGGCTGTTATGATTGCCTCACCACCACCGACCGAGTAAATCCTGCGGCTGACGTTTGTTCCTGATGCGTCAATCCTATAATCGGAAGTCCTGAACACAGCGGCGTATGCATTACGGCCTACCCCAACACTGGCAACATCAAGAGTCAGCGTACACTTTGGCTTCCATAAATCTTCCTTAACGGGCTGATTGACATACTCAACGTCAGACAACGTCCATGAATCATGTGCCAATCTAGTTAATCGTGCCAATGGATGATTGCGGTGAGCGATAAACATCTGATCGCCTGCCTGCGTGTAGCTCAATTCCTTTAATTCTGACTGAGTATAGGTCGTTGTAATCTGATAGACGGCATTGTTCACGTCTACAACAGCACCTGAGTCAGTAAAGAACCGGATGTACCCAGCACCAAACTCCAGACAATAAGCCTGCGTGCGGTCAAGCACATAACGAATCAATCTAACAGAATTAGAGCTGCCAGCATTAGTAACGAAAACAGTACCATCACGCCTGCGAATGCCACCGTGCTGTAATACAATCCCATTGGTGACCTCTTTAGCTCCAGCAAGATAACGGGCTAGGTCAGACCTACCGTATAATCTAGGGCTTATCTCTCCAGCCGTGAAATTAGACTGCGCTACGGTAACTCTTGGCATTACCAAGCACCATATCTGGCAGCCAACAGTGGGAAGTCGCCCATGGTTTCAGGTGGATTATCTTGACCATCGACAGCCCTTGCACGCTTCATGTACATTGAAAGCTGCTGATCCATTACCTGTGCCATGCTTGCAGACTGAGTGATAGCATAGGCAACCTTTGCAGCCATAGCGTGCTGCATCGCATTGATTAACGATACATCCCATGTGGTAACGTCTTCATTCTTGTAGATGTACGTCAGCTTGAGCGTTGACTCAGAGCATAGAATCTTGCGACCTTCCTGCCGATAATCTACCTCGTACCCGTACTCACCACACGAAACAATTCTTATCCAGTCAGACGGGAGAGTGAATTGATAAGTGTAATCAAACGCGGGTGCGTCAGTATCTGGCGCAATAGATACTCGTTTAGTCGCGCAATTCCAGAAGTGCGAACGTAGCACATCATCACGAACAGAATCGAACAGAGAATTACAAAGTCTGGCGCGGTCATTGTTCTCAGTCAAAGAATTGATAGGCTGTGCACCCAACATCAGTAAAGCATTAGAACAAATACTCACATCAGTCGCCATGCACAACCCCTTTAGAATTAGGAAACCCCGCCACCGAAGCAGCGGGGAGTGTTACTTAGTCACCGTCAGTGTAAAGAACCAACAGAGATAGAGTGCCCGCGCCATCAGTTGTAGTTGTAACTGTAAAAGTCACATCATAATCAACCTGTGGATCAGTAGACGCACCAGCAACCTGCCATAACTGAGACTCAATGTCTTCAACGCCATAGACTGCCGACTCGTGCTGTAGCTCTGTACCAGTAGTGATCGCAGAGCCAAACACAACAGCGGACCCAAACGCATCAGCATCTACCACAGCGCCACCATCAGCAGCAGTGCGGTACAAGCCCAAGTCCATGGCAGTATTAGTGCCTAAGTCATCGGCATACACCTTTACCAGCACAATACGCGCCCTAGAAGGCAAGCGAACCATGCGATAGGTTGAAGTGTTGTCCATGCTTGTAGCAACTTCAACTGTTGCACGCGCTACCTTTACGACACCATTGCTCAAGCCTTTTTTATTCAAGGTGTAGGTAGTGGAGTCAGCATTGGTAATAACTGTACTTTTAAGATTTTCACCAGCCATAAATCACCCCTTAAGATGCAAAGATTTCGTAAACTTTCTCTTCTTCGATGCGGACAGCACCCAAGGCCATTTTTGCATACACGCGAGTGTTAAAGCCGCGAGAAGGATCGACACCGACAGTAATTGTCTTGTCTTTGCCGATTCCCAATGCAACGCCTGACTTAGCGAATGCATATACGCACTTGCCAGTTGCAGGATAAACACCAGTACCGCCAGGGCCAGTTGTAGTTGTACAAGCAGGCACGAGGTTAGTATGGATCAGGTTGAAGCCCATCACCTTACCAGTCTTGATGTTGCCAGCGTGCCAATCTGCAATGGTGTTGTACTCAGCAGTTGAAAGGTTAGAGTCAGTGAGTAAATCACCCAACGCACTTGAACCAATCACCATGTACAACTCTTCGCCTGTTTCTTCATCGCAATCATGGGCGCGGAAGTATTCACGAGCAGCAATCAGCTTGGCTTTGTTCAGAAC